TTTGAATTGTTACATAAGTAGTTAAACCTGAAATACTTCCGTCATCTTCATATCTTTGTAATCTAGGTACACCAATCGTTACTCTAACTGCATCAATTCCACTTGTTAAAGTTCGAGAAACAGATGAAGAATAAGTAACAGCACTATTAACACTAAACTCAGTCTCAATATTATTAATTCCTCCTATATATGTTTGGTTAGATGTACCAAAACGCGGTGTAAACTCTACATCTCTAAAGTTATAATCTGTATCTTGTAAATTAGTTACATCAGCAGAAGATTTAAGGATTTGAGTTTTATTTAAATAAACATCTTTTAACGCCGCTAAATTATAATTATTGGTTCCCTTTGTGTAAGCCGCTGCACTTGGGAAACCTTCAATTTCTCCCTCTCCTAATACTTCAACAAAGGTTGCAAATTGCTTGGAACCGAGAATTTCTTTAGGCAGCGTTGGATCATTTATTAGACCCAATGCAGATAAAACCGTCCGATTGAAAAATACCATTAGGCAGCGCCCTTAACTTGAACAGTATCAATACCAGCGCTAACAATAATCGAACCAGTAAAGATTTCTCCAAAAATTAGATTAACGGGAACACCCGCACGGGATACATTTTGAACGCCGCTGAATGAGTAGTTACTTTGTGGATCTAAAGCCGAATCATTACCGCTAAATGTTGGTATTTCTGGGGTTGGCGTCAACATTTGAGAAACGCCACCTAAAGCAAGACTTGTACCAATACCCATCGCAACACTTCCCCATGATAGCGCCGCGCCTGTTCCGCCTGCCGCACCAAAAACCATGGCGCCACCAAACCCACCCGTTGCAACTGTTAAACCAATTAAAGCCGCGCCAGTAACAATTTTTCCAATCCCACTACTGAAGAAACCTTTAGCACCAACAGCCACCGGAACAATCCTTATTTCTTCTTTTTGACCTATTGGTAAATTTAACTCTTCTTCTGAAACGTTGTAACTTCCAACAAAGATTTTATAATGTTGATCTTGCATATGTTTTTCAACACTAGGCCAATTAGCAACTAAAAAACGCCCGACTTCCGCGACGTTAGAAATATCAGCTAAAAAAGTACCCGTCTCCCAATCAAGAAACTTTTTTAAAGCTCCATACACTTTGATTTTACGCAGCATGACGATACCTCCTAACAGTTGCATCAATCAAAAACTGATTGTATAAATCGCGAGAACTTAAACGCCCGCCCATGTGCTGCAAAACCATTTGTTCACCTACATAAATGGCTACATGGTCAGGATCAAGGCCGGTAAATTTCATCAATAACAAATCACCCGATAACATTTCTCTATTATCGTCTATTTCAACAAAATTACTGCGCGGAATTAATCTTTCAAATATGCCATTGGTTAATATTTCTTCCGGCTTGTTTGGTCTTGTCCAGTTTTTAACCTTTAAACCTTTTTCGGCAAAATAATCAATTACCAAAGTCCAACAATCACTTGAACCCCATGTCCATTGACGACCAATTAAAGGCGCTTTATATCCTGTTGGTTTAAATTCATGCCATTGTTCAGTTTGTGGGTTCACAATATAAAACGGTAAACCTAAATGCTCGCAACTAGATAGATCAACTTGGCTAGGTTGTGGCGATGTGAACGGGTGCGAATGAAAAACCCCGACCAATTCCCCTGCGTCTTCCGCTTTCATCCAGTCATCGGGTGACAAGCAAAAACCATCAGTCGGATCATCTGCGATATTTTCACATGGCCAATATTTCTTTCTACCTTTAACAATGCAAATAAGACCGCAAACTTCTTTTGTGTTTGTTTCTTTTGCGTGAATTAATGCTGATTCTTTCCAGTTCATAATTAAATAAAAGTACCAACACCGGGGAAATCGGTTCGGGTGACTTGCCGTAAAGGAACGCGAACATTAACGAGATCAAAAGCAGCGCAACACTCCCATTCAACGATGTCTCTGTTTTCTGTGGTTTTACGATCTAAAAAATATATTTCTTCAGGGAAAGCGGCGCTTGCGTCGGGTGTTCCATATGGGTTGGTTCCACCAGAAAAATTAGCCGCGTCGATATATCTAGCTAGTGTTCTAATCCTTGTTAATTTTGCCCCGTTTAGATCATTCCCCGCCGTTGTCGCGTTAACGGTTGATATGTAGCTAGTAATCGTTCCGAGAATATTTGAAATCCTAAGTCGTGGTCTTGGCAAGGTTCCTTTTCCAGAATAAGAAAAACCATCACATTCAATGGGAAATCTTTGATAAGAATTAGACGCCCAAATCACTTCACCATTTGCATTCATATTGGCGCCATTGTGAAATCTATAAACAGTAGAGGCACCGTGGAGCGTACTATCAAGCGTCAAAGTAAATAGCTCTATTACAGAACTAGGGTTGATTTTTTGTAGCTCACTTACAGGTATTGCCATTTATGGTTCAAACACCTCTTCAAATTTTGCATTAATTGTTGTTCTGCCATACCTCGGCATATTGGTTGACCATGAACGACAGATAAACTTTCCGGCGCTACCTCTCGGCGGTGTCCAATCGAATGATTCTGTCCCTGATCTTGCTTCTAAAAATGTGATGATATTGTCTCTATCTGTATCGTCTCTATTAGCAAAGGTTAAAGACCAATTCTTCGGGTCACGATTAAGGCCGAATTGAATCCTTTGTTGGTAGCCTTCACCGAAGACAGTAGTGCGAACTATTGGAGAACTTTGTTCAGTCGCAGGAAATGAAGGGGTATAAGAGAAAGTAGCCATAATTAAGCAGGGTTAAGGATTCCTCCGGGTCTTGACTGTTGCACTAATTGAGATTGAACAGCAGCCGCGATTAATTGGCCTAATGCTCTCCCTTGTTGCTCATCGCCTTGTACGTCTGTATTTGAGGCATCAACATTAACAACAACATTTGTACCGCCTATTTTGTCATTTGGTGTAATTGTTCCGCTTGTTCTTGGTGTAAATATTTCCATACCGCGTTCACCAACGAGATAGGAAGACCCGCCAACCACAGAGCCTCCATTCGCTCTAGCTCCTCTAAATTGTGGATTGCTAGGCATGTTAGAACCTTGCGTCATACCTAAACTAGGTGCAAAGGCGCTACCAATTGCACTACTTAAAAAACCGGCTAATGGAGCTGTTATTGATTGTTGAATTGTGATCCGAACCATATCGCGAATAATGCTGTTTGCTAAGTCTTTAAAGTTCATTTTTCCAGTCATTACAAAATTTACTAAGGCATCTTCCATCCCTTTGATCCCTTTAATAACTACATCAGCCATTGATTCACCAACGGATTTAATGCCATCTTTAAAAGTCTTTAATTTAGATTGCATTTGTGTTCCAAAAGTTTTATCTAATTGATCACCAAATTTATTAGCTTCTTCTGTTCCTTTATTAAACCCATAAGCATCACCCGCTTCTGATTCTCCAAAAGTAATTTTTTTGAATATTTCCTGATTTCTTTTAAATCTTTCTACTACGCCTTTAAAATATCCATTGTCTGGATCATCCATTTGTTGCCCACCAAACATTCTGCCAAATCTTCTTTTTAATCTTGCTAAGTAGTTACCAATTTCTTCTAATGCAATAGCCGTTGACATTAAACCAAAAGCCAAAGTTCTAACGCTAATACTTATTGCTTCAAATAATCCCTGCCAATCATTTTTGCTATCAAACAAATCCTGAAATGCTTCAACAATAGAATTTAAAGCCGGTAATAATTCATCTGCTAATTGCTTTCTAAAACCATCAAAGCCAAAACCTAACATTGTTAATTGGTCATTGAAATATTCCGCGTTCGCTGCAAAACCTTCACTTGTCTCGTAATTCCATCGTTCCAAAGCATCGCCGCCCTCGTTCAACATTGGTATTAACTGCGCCCCTGATCTACCAAATATTTCCATTGCTAAAGCCGACTTTGTCGCTCCATTTGGCATATCTCGAAAACGGTCAGCCAATTGACTAAGAACAACTTCTGATTCTTTTAAATTGCCGTCTGAATCTCTAACTGTTACGCCTAAAGCCTTATAAGCATCTGCATAAGTTGTAACGCCCTGATCAGCTTCACGCATTGATTGAGCAAGACGCCTTAAACCTTTATCAATTGTTCCTTGCTCGACTCCCGCTAGTTTTCCGGCATTAACGTAGCTTTGTAGAGTATCCGCTGCAATTCCTGTTTGCCTGCTTAGTTTTCCGAATGCGTCCGCCTGATTTATTGCACCTGTTACAAATCTAGTAGCTGTTCCGGCTGCAAGGAATACAGCCATTGCTTTGAAAGCATTATTCAGCGTAAATACCGTATTTCTTAAATTTTTTACTCTTCCCTGTAACCCTTGCATGGAGTTACCCATGCGTTTTATACCTGCCTGCCCCGAAGTCTTAGCTGCAATTAATAAATTAAATTTAGCCGCCATTATTTCTTACCCTCTTTATTCAAAAGGCTCATAACCGTTACTTCTAAAACTTGAAGATCTTCAAACACTTCAACAAGATTCGGTATTGCATATAGTTTAGCTGTTTCTATTACGTCTGAATAGCAAAGTCCACAAAGATTACCAAGACCGCCGATTCTCCATTGAGTTTGAACTTTTAAAAATAAATCAATCGCTGGCCAATTCTCTTCAAACACTAAAAAATCTTCTTCCGGTTCAAGTTCAGGAATAACAATCCCCAACACTTCCGCGTCTTTCTGCGTTTCATCAATTACGCCACCTTTACAATAGTACTCAGCGGCGTCTGTTAGTTTTTTCTTTTTGCTCCGGTATAACTTTCAAAAAACGCTGTACCTATTGCAGTTGCAACCATTGGTACATCTAATAATTGTTTTAATTTTGCTTGTGAAAACTTAAGTTCGTTTCCTTCATCGTCTTCTATTCCATCCCAACCAACGAGAACCTCTTTAACTACATCAACATCACTAAGATCTCCACTTGCAACCAACTCTATTAATTCTTTAATCCTTGATTGCGTGATTCTTTTAAATTCACCATCAAACTTTTGTTTGTCGTGCCTACCATCATCAACAGGAACTTCAACAGTTACCGGCCATTTATAAGTACCTGATTGGTCAAGCTTAAAGCCCATTTGTTTTGCTACGTTTAAATAGTAATGTAAGCCTAGCTTATCTTTTTAGCAATTAAGTGTATGCAATTGATAGTTCGTTGTTGCCTGCGCTTGTAGGTGTTGCCACGAATGGAAGGTTTAACATCTGAACGCCGTCTGAATCTTCATAAGTTGGCTGTCCTAAGTCAGTTTGGGGACAACTAACAGTTACTTTGTTTCCAGCGGTTGTTCCATGTAAGAAAGTATTCGTTCCGGTTGAAGTCCCTGTCGCATCTGTAAAGAAGTTATGAGCCGATAAAGCAACCGCCTCGACTGTTGCGCTCCCGCTAGGCTTCCTGTCTGTAATCATAACTTCCTGAGTACCGCCGACCAATTGACGAACTACGGTTTCATTATTCATGTCAAACGACCATGATTGAAGAGCGCCACCATATCCAAAGATAGAAAAGGCGCTTGTATTACCTGTTTTAAATAACAAAGGCTTCGTTGCGTTATAAGTACAAGTTGGCGCGGCTGTATCTGTTGGGGCGTTATAGATCCCCGTCATAGAAAAACTAATTACTGGGACTTCATTCAATTCGCAACTAATCGAAAAGCTACCGCGACAGCCTGTGACCTTATGGCGTACACCGTCAATATTGCAATAAATAGTACAAGATCCGAAAGAAGCACTAACAGGGGCGTAAGTATTACTTGTTGAGCTAACTGTTGTGACTGCTAAACCACAAGCCTTTAAGAGTGGGTTATAAGCTGGTTCCGTTCCGGCTGCGCCACTTCCAACCATTTCAACGTCACAAGTAACATTGACTCTTGTATTACTTAAAAGTGTTTCGTAATTGCCGAGATAACCGCGAATCAAATCTCTGCTGACCTCATCGGACTGAACAGGTTCAATATTCAAATTACGAACAAGAATGGCATTGCTTCCGCCGGTTGGTGTGGGGTCGGTTCCATAGCTACTTTCTGTTTTGACGAGTAGCGTTCTTTTTCTAGTTAGCTTTGGCACGACACAACAAGATCAACAATATGTTTACATCATAAATCATTCTTGCTATTTAGCCGTAGTAAATAAATTATTGGGTTATGTCGTCAACTTCTGTTCTATATCGGACTGTATAACCCATACCAGTTACCCCAATTGGTGAATCCCCGTCGATTGCTTCAAAGGTGACATTAGTGGGCTGAATATCAATAGATTCTCCTCCTAACGTTAAATCTGCCATTAATTTGGCGTGGGCTGAAACAACTGTTGCATCTGCTTGTTCGTCGGGTACATCGCCAGAACTAAGAACAGTAACCGTTACAGATAAAGACCAATCAAGGGTAGGAAGTGATGTGTTTTGTTCCGCTGCGTCGTTATTCCATTCAATTATTAACGCGGGAAGTTGTGAACGTTGCGCTAATGGAATTGTTCTACTTCTATAAATCCTCGTAGAGACTCCAACGGTTCCCGCTAATGCCGTTTTGATTGCGTCGAGTATGTCTTCCCTTTTAGATGCCATTTGTTAAGTCTTCTGTAAGGAAATTTCGCGGGTTAACTTATCTAATCCTGATTCATTAGTCCTAACGGTATAAGCAACAGAATCAACCGTTATAGAATCACCGGGAACCAATGTCCCAAAAGAAGAATTTTTGCAATGAAAAACGTAATCAACAAATATAACCTGATCACCTGCAACCACAGAAGTGGGTTGATCTAATATCCCATTTGCAGTTGTTCCGCCACTTGTCGCACTAACGGCAAAATCTGAAAAGAAGGCGTTTAGGTCGTCACTCAGTGCCATCGTCTGTTTCTGTTTCTTCTACAACAACTTTTGCTTTTTTAGCTTTCTTAGCTTTTGGTGGAGTTGGTGGACATGCTGGCGCTTCGATAGCTTCTACAGCCTTATTCATTAGGGTTACTGCGTCCTTATCGCTTAAGTCGTGAGTTTCACCCGCTTCTAGGTGAACACCGCCGACTGCGGTTGATCGTGTAATTAATACTTCCATTAGTAGAAAAATATAAAGAAAAGGGGGCAAAAGCCCCCTCTGCAACTACTAAGTCGTAACATCCAAACAAGCAGCAAAGGCGCTGGCTTGTCTTACCGCGACATCAATTGTTGTAATCGCGCGAACTGAAGTTAACGCCTTACTAAAGTCATCTGAGTCTGTACCGATTTCGATTTCTAGGCCATTGCCCCATACACCTAGAGCAACTTGTGACCAGTCGCCAAGAATAACAGCAGAACAAACACCAGAACTTGAACCTTTTGTAAGGTTGCTTGGTACGTTTGTTGATACTCCTATTGGGTAGCCGTTGATTACTCCGGGTGTGCCTGAACGACCAATGCCACTAGGGTCAACATTCCAAAGGAAGGCACCGTCACCAGCAGCAGAACCACCAGCTCTTAGTTTCTTTAATTCAGAAAGAACTTTAGGGTTGGTTGCGTATGCCATTGATGCACCGCCAGCGTTATCAACTAAAACTTCCTCTTCTAGGTTGATGAGGGTTTCAAGTGTGATAGCCCCTCCATTCGTGCCAATCGCGACACTGCCGATGCCAGCGGTTCCTGTTATGCCGGTCGGTTGGCCGGATGAGCCAGACCCCGCGATAACAGCGGCATCTATCCCAACATTAATTGTGTCGGTTAGGTCACGTCTTACAAGCTCTTCGATTCCGGGTGTTGCTTGTAGAAGTGTTTGTCTAGAGAACTTAGAAAGTGCCGCATAATTTTTTGGCGCCAAAGTTACTTGTCCAAACTGACTCTCAGACTGAGTTATAGCCGTGGTTTCGGAACTTAACCAATACCCAGTAGCCGTTGAAGATCTGGAAGGAATCGCGACGTCACCAACAAGGCCGGAAAGTGTACGAATACCTAAACCGCCTGTGATCGTATTTGCCCGGAGCGCTTCTATAAAATCATCGGCCATGAGCTGAGTGGCCACTACATTTCCTCCTGTAGCTGCCGAACTGGTGACGTATGTGGCTCGTTTAGTGAGCGCAGAATAAGGAATTAAGAAACTACGATCAGCAGATCTTTTAACACCTGAACGCTCAACTTCTTGAGACAATTCACGAACTAAACCAGCTTCTCTAGATGACCAATCACCTGTAAGAACTGCCTTAATACCAGCGGCAATGCTGTAACCCTCTTTTCTTAGTTCAGTAGGCTCAACCTGTGAAACAGTTTCAACGGGCTTTTGACCTAACTTGTCGCAAATAAACTTACGAACATGATTTCCATCAACTTTAGGATCATCACAGAATTTTTCTGTTGCCTCCTCGCCTAGCTCATGCTTCCTACATAAAGCTGTAATTTCTCTAATACGGTTGCGCTCTTCAGAAGCCGCCTTTTTAGAGGCTTCCTCACGCACCACGCTTAAATCGGGTGTGCTTGTCATCTGAGTTTTAGATTCAGGTTTACTAGTTTGTGGCGCGTCAGAAGACGCAACGGCGTTATCACGCTGTTCTTGCATATTACTTGATTCTTGCTTCGCAGGCATATTAGTTTCTACTTTCTCTTCTTTTACGTCTTTAGATCTTCCTACACCAACGGATGGATCAGCGGCTAACGGGGTTATTGATACCTCCATAGGCTGCCAGCCAACAACCCTATAAGCTGTGTCTGACTCTTCCTCTGTTTTATTTACAGAATAACCAACACTTACTCCGCGCAATATACCGCTTTTTACATCATTAAATACTTCACTAGGAAAAGGATTATCAGAGAAACGAACTTTTACATAACCACGCTTATTTTTTAAATACGCATCTTCTACTACCCCTATTGGTTTATCCCTGTCATGGTTAAAAAGTAAAGGGGCAGCATCTAATAATCTTGTCAAATCAACTGACCTTGCCTCATGGTCTAATATTTCGTCTCCAAGATGTCCACGATTTACAGGCTTTTCACTACTAAAAGGAAATTCAACTGTGCGAGTTTCTTCATCAATTTTGAATTTAACTGATTTAGGTTCAGCCCTTAATTCAAGTGTTTCTAAATCACGTTTCTTCTTTGTCATCGGATTGATTGTTACTATTTCCGCTTATCTTACTGTCTTTTTGATACGTAGACATATCAGTGTCAAATACGAGGTTCAATTGGGCGGCTGCGTCCATCTCTGCTTTTCTCGCTGGAAGTAGTTCCTCTAAATCTCCCCCTTGACTTGAAATTACATCTGCCATCGTTTTAAAGCCTGCACGAACTGCCTCTTTATTTGCGGCAATTTCTTTTTGAGGGTCGATCCAATCCCAACCGCGAGGAATCCAACGCACCTTTCTATATCGCTCCGGTTCTGTGTCGTATGACGGTAAAACCAAT